TTTGAACGCCACTAACTATGTGCAGTTGTTTTGGCTGCCTGAATCAACGGATGTAACACTTGAAGCATTGCCATCAAGTGTGACGCCTGCTTATCCAGCTATTCCTTCGTTGATTGTTACCATGGGGCAGATAGCTTAAATGCCTGCCAAGACTAAAGCGCAGTTCCGGCTGATGAAAGCGGCTGAGAACAATCCCAAGTTTGCCAAGAAGGTTGGCATTAGCCCCGATGTGGCTGCAGAGTTTACGCAGTCCAACGTGAAAGGGAAATCGTATGCAAAACTTCCTGAAAAGCTTAAAAACGGCGGTCCAAGCCTGGCGATTGGCCGTGGTGAAAAGCTTCCGGCAGATCAAGGAGCGGGTCTTACCGCCAAAGGCCGGGCAAAGTACAACCGAGAAACAGGATCAAACCTGAAGGCCCCACAGCCCCAAGGAGGGCCAAGGCGTGACTCGTTTTGCGCACGCATGGGTCCTGTTGCACGCAAATCAGAGCCTGGCTCGAGGGCTAGGGCGTCCATGAAGCGTTGGAACTGCCCAGGGTGGTGAAATGGCCTATTCAGATACTTACGGTCAGGTTTTTAACGTCCAAACACTTATCGATCACGCTGCAAGACGGTGTGGCAAGCTTGCTGAAGAACTAACAAGCGAGCAAGTTGTTGCTGCTCGGCAGGTGCTGGGCATGACCCTTTCAAGCCTAATCAATCTTGGCATTCAATATTGGGCAGTTAAGAAAGAAGTTATTGGCCTTACACCCGAAAGATATATTTACAGCTTGCCCGTTGGTGCCAATGACGCCCTGAATGTGCTCTATCGCACCATGCAAAGGCCCACGCCCAACAGTGGTGGCGGTTATACATCATCAGATGGCGGTATTGTTGGCCTTGCGTTTGATAACAACATCAATACTTATACGCAGCAAACGGCAGCAAACGGCAACATTGCTATCAATTACGGCACAGACAATGCTGTTTATGCCGGGTCTATTGGTGTCTTGCCTTATGTTGCCGGCGGCGGCAGTGCTACATGGAATTACACATTAGAATATTCCAGCGACAACATTACTTGGAATACGCTAGAGAATGTTGGCACTACGCTTGTTACTGATAATCAATGGCAATGGTATGACATTGATCCTGGCCAACTCGTTCAGTATTATCGGATCAGGGCTTACAGTGGAACGACGTTAGCCCTTAGAGAATTTTATGTTGGCAATCAATCGCGTGAAATCCAGATGTCACGATTGAATCGTGACGATTACACCAATCTGCCCAACAAGAACTTCACAGCCAATCAGCCTTATCAGTATTGGTTTAACAGGACCATACCGCAGCCTGAAATTTACTTATGGCCGGTTCCTAATGAACCATTTGTTCAAATGGTGGTTTGGTATTCCAAGCAAATCATGGATGTGGGCGATTTGACTGATGAACTACAGATCCCTCAGCGATGGTATTTGGCCACCATGGCCATGCTCAGTCACCAGCTATCCTTGGAATTGCCACAAGTACCACTGGATCGAGTTCAGTATCTTGAGGCGCAGTCAACCAAATATCTGACTGAAGTTGAGCAAGAAGAACGTGATCGCAGTCCGATCTACTTCGCGCCCAATATCATGCCTTACACATCCTGACCATGCCAGTTTTTTTGAATACAGAGGGGCTGTCAAGTGTAGCGATTGCGGTGTGTGATCGCTGCAAGATGAAGCGTGCCTACGTTGTCATGAGGCCTGATCCCAACTTTCCAGGCCTGCAAGTTTGCGATGAAGGATGTGCCGATCAAAAGGACCCGTACAGATTGCCAGCCAGGAAAACTGAGCGCATTAATCTGCGGTTCCCAAGGCCCGATGTTTCCGTGGCCGTTGATCCAAATTCGATCTTGTCAAACGGCGTTCAGCAAATTGTTTTGTCTACTGAGCAAAACACAGAAATACCTGAAAATGACGGTAATGTTGATGGCATAAACCTCCAACCTAGTCCATAGCCATGCCCAATCAGACCATTACCCAGCTTCCAATTGCTAATCCGTTAGCAGGTACGGAAGCGGTGCCTATTGTTCAGGATGGCGTTACGGTTCAAACGACAGTTGCAGACATTGCCGCAACGCCTGTCACAAATTACAGTTTTCTCACCGCTACATCGGAAGGCTCATTAACTCAGTCGCGCCAACTAACAACTTCAGGCAGTGGTTTATCGCTCGTCGATAACGGCGCTGGCTCAACCCTTGTTCTAAGCCTTTCTGGGGCCGCTGCAAGCCTCGTAGCAGCAGGGACGGGTATTCAGGTCAAGACGAACTCAACAACGCTCACAGCGCGGTCTATCGCGGCTGGAACAACGGGTTTAAGCGTTACGGACGGCGATGGGGTTGCAGGCAACCCAACTATCCTGCTTTCGGGCATTGTTCTTAACCTGGCCAACACCTCAGGCAATGGCTTGCTGTCACGCACCGCTGCAGGCGGCGTCGGTGTTTTAACGCTGACAGGCACGGCCAGTGAAATTGATGTAGCCAACGGCGATGGTGTAGGCGGCAATCCAACGATTGGATTGGCTGATGATCCTGTACTGCCAGGCACGGGATCAGTTCAGATCCCTGCAGGCACAACGGCTGAAAGATCGTCGCCACAAGACGGCATGATCCGTTACAACATCGATTACCCGCGGTTTGAAGGTGTCGTCGGAGGTGTTTGGACTAATGCATTAGGCGCTTCAGGCATCTCAGGATTCTCGGGAATAAGTGGCTTTTCAGGCCAATCAGGCTACTCAGGCTTTTCTGGCATCAGTGGCTATTCGGGCACGAGTGGGTTTTCTGGTACTTCAGGCTTTTCAGGCACGAGCGGCTTCTCAGGCACCTCTGGTTTTTCAGGCATTTCGGGCTTTTCGGGTATTAGTGGCTTTAGTGGTATCAGCGGATTTAGCGGTATTTCAGGGGTTTCAGGGTTCTCTGGCATTTCAGGGTATTCAGGGGCGAGTGGATTCTCGGGTACGAGTGGCTTTTCTGGGGTCAGCGGCTACTCAGGCTTCTCAGGCATTTCTGGCTTCTCAGGAATCTCGGGATTCAGCGGCCAATCTGGCTTTTCAGGCATAAGCGGGTTTTCTGGGATCAGCGGATTCTCAGGCGTCTCTGGCTTTAGTGGCATCTCTGGCTATTCGGGGTTCAGTGGCACCTCGGGCTTTTCAGGCTTTTCAGGATTCTCAGGTGCATCAGGTATTTCTGGCTTTAGTGGCACGAGTGGGTTTTCAGGCATCTCTGGCTTCAGTGGGCAATCAGGCTTTTCAGGCGCGTCTGGCATCTCCGGGTTCAGTGGAACGTCAGGGTTTAGTGGCATCTCAGGCTTCTCAGGTATCAGTGGGTTTTCAGGCGCCTCGGGCATTAGCGGGTTTTCCGGCGCTTCAGGAATTTCGGGCTTTTCTGGAATTTCGGGATTCAGTGGCATCTCAGGGTTTTCAGGTATTAGCGGCTTCTCAGGAACGCCACCTTCAACGGTGACAGTCACTGCAAGTGCTACGGCTGGCTATATTCTGTTTGCTGCTGCTACAAGTGGCAGTCAGTCAGTGCTTGCAGATGCAGGACTTGCTGTGGATGGCAGCACCAATGCAATTACTAGTGGCGTAGATGGTGGGACCTTCTGATGAAGTATTCAATTGTTATACCCACTTACAACCATTGTGAGGACCTGCTCAAGCCCTGCCTAGAGTCCATCTTCAAGTACACCGACATGACCGATGTTGAGTTGGTCATATCGGCCAATGGCTGTACGGATAATACAAAAGTCTATCTGGATGAACTGACGCAGCACTTTGCCAGCATCGGGTTTGAGAGTCATCTCAAGGTTGTATGGAATGAGCAGCCCTTGGGCTATTCAGGAGCGTGTAACGCTGGGATTGTGGCTACACGCACTGACAAAATTGTGCTGCTCAACAACGATACGGTGCTCCTGCCCCAGGAAAAGAGTCAGTGGCTGCACTTGCTTGACAACCCTTTTGTCAATCCAAAATGTGGCATTTCAGGGGTGATCAAAGGACCGTCAGAGCCTGCAGGCCGAGACTTCATTGTGTTTTTCTGCGTGATGATTCGCAGGCGCGTATTTAGCCAGATTGGTTTACTCAGCATGGACTTTGGTGTGGGTGGTGGTGAGGACACCGAGTTTTGCATTCGCGCTGAAGAGGCAGGCTTTGAGGTTACTGAATGCTCGCCAAAGCATTGGGATGGTACGCAGTACACGGGCGCGTTCCCAATTTATCACAAGGGTGAGGGGACGATGCTAGACCCTAGTCTCGTGGATAACTATCACGACATCTTTTTGCGTAACTCGCTCAAGCTTGCCAAACGCTTTAACCCTGAATGGTATCGGTGGCGCTTATCCAATCATTGGGAGCGTGCAGTCTTCTTGAAGGGCGATCCCGTTTACCCGCGGGAGACTACGCGCTATCAATGGGCTGCCAAGCATGTGAGGGGCGCAACCCTTTTAGAGATTGGTTGCTCAAGTGGTTACGGCGTGCAGTTTATGCCTAAAGGCATTCACTACACAGGGCTTGATTACGACCCGATCATCGTGGATGTGGCCAACGAGCAAGGCTGGAGTTCAAGTGCTCAGTTTATGCATGCTGACATCAACAAAGTTGAGCTTGGTCAGTACGATACAGTGATTGCTTTTGAAGTCATTGAGCATATTGATAATGGTCTTGAGGTCCTGCAAAAACTCAAAAACCATTGCAAGACGCTGCTCTTTACGGTGCCCATGAATGAGCCGCCAGGCTTTTGGGGTCCGCATCATAAGCTTCACGGTTTGAATGAATCGCACTTTCCTGGCTTTGAGTTTAACTACATTGATCAGGAAGGAAACATTTCAGAGACGGTCAGGCCTATTGATGATCGCAATCAGTTGAACTTACTCATTGGGCGCTGGCATGCCTAGCATCCTGTGCTCTATTTCAACGCGAGGAAGGTCACGCACAACGCTACCCATGGCCTTGCAGGCTGTGATCAACCAAACCCGCAAGCCTGACAAAATTGTCATTTTTGATGACAACGATCAGCAAGAAGACCTGCGTCAGGACCCTGTGTTTTGCAACTTCTTTTGGATGATGCAAGCCAAGGACATTGCTTGGGAGTGGGTGTTTGCCGAGAAGAAGGGCCAGCATCACAACCACCAAAAAGCTAATTGGATGGGGTTTGACTGGGTATGGCGTGTGGATGATGACGCATTGCCTGAGCCTCAAGTGCTTGAAAACTTACTTGCTCACATTGCACCTGATGTTGGTGCGGTTGGTGGCTCAGTGCTTACACCGCCCAACTTTTGGGAAGATGCCAATCCCACGGGCAAGATTGAGATGATCAATCATGAGCCTAACCCGCAGTGGCAGCGCATCAAGGCTAAGAAGGAAGTTGATCATTTGCACTGTAGCTTTTTGTATCGTGCAGGCGTGTATGACTACAACTTAGGCTTATCAAGGGTTGCCCACCGTGAGGAGACCCTTTTTACTTGGGGCATCAAGCAAAAGGGCTATAAGTTGCTGATTGTTCCTGATGCCGTGACATGGCATTTGAAGGCGCCATTAGGGGGCATCAGGATGGATGCCAAAGATGAGATGTTTGCGCATGACGAGCAGATTTTCGTCAATACCATGGCCCATAAAGACAAGACGGTGGTTGTGCTGGATAATGGGATGGGCGATCATATTGTGTTTAAGCATGTGCTGCCAGACATCAAAAATCCTGTGGTGTTTGGTTGCTATCCCGAGATTGTTCCCTGCCGATCCATCGCTGAAGCAAGGTCATTGTTTGGTGACATTGATATGTTTAACATTTATGCCAAGATGGATCGTTGGAAGTGGAAGGCAAGCCTTGAGTCTGCATATCGAAAGCTGTACTTATGATTGTGATTGCACCTTATGCCAAGCAGCTTTTGAGTGGCAAGCGTAATCCTAAAAACTATCCGTTTTGGGATGCGCTGATTCCACTTTTGCCGCGCCCTATTGTGCAAGTGGGCATTGATGGCGAAAAGCAATTGGTACAGGACTTTCGCAAGAACTTGCCCGTGCAAGTGCTACGCAATCTGATTGGCATGTGTGATACCTGGATTTCTTGTGACAGCTTCTTTCAGCACTTGGCATGGGATGAGGGCAAGCCTGGCATTGTGCTGTGGTCAGTGTCAGATCCCAACATTTTTGGCCACCCTGAAAACATTAACCTGCTTAAGGATCGATCCTATCTGGCCCCCAATCAGTTTTTATGGTGGGATCACTATGATTATGATCCTGACCGATTTGTATCGCCCAAGGTGGTTTCTGATGCCTTGGCAAGCCTTTTGCGCCCGAGACGCGCTGCGTAA